GCATCAACATCTCCATTTAGATATAGTTATGTACTATTTATACTTTAAAATCCTTTATGGCAGCGAACTTATCATACTTACCACCAAAGTCTGTTTTATCAAAAACAACTTCTTCTTGACCACTATCCACTAAATCTTTTTGCTCTTTCTGTTCACAATCATACAACCTCATTTTACTTCTGTCAATACCTAAAACAAATCTCTTGTTGACAGTAGGATCATTGTATCTATTCTTTAATTGTTTGACCACGATCTGATTGAGTCCCTCAAGTTCTTCATTCGAGATGAGGGCAAACATGAAGTCAGCAGTTGCCGGCAACCCAAATGATTCAGATGTGTCCTCAAGGCCGAGGTCTGACGAGGTGAATCCACTTCTTGTTGTTTGTGTCGCAGACATGATTGGAACATTACACTCAACGGCGAGGCCTCTAAGTTCTTCCGCAATTGATTTAATATATGTGTACGAATTGACATTAGTCGCTCCTTTTAATCTAGATGATGCACAAATATTTAGATAGTCAATAAATATCATATCTGGTCTAAAAGTTCTCTTGATTGCAAGTTCTTTAATCAACCCACGAAAGTGTGCAGAGTGAGCAGTTGCAGTAGGATATTCTTTTACAATTAGTTTACCATTTGTTTTCTTTTGTAATTTACCTATCTTATCATCAAACATCTTCTTAGGTAAATCATGTAAGTCTTCCATAGATACATTCATAAGGTTTGCATCTATACGTTCTGCAATACGTTCCTCAGCCATCTCCAAAGTAATATACAATACATTCTTACCTTGTGATAAACATGATGCAGCCATATGACACATGAACAAAGATTTACCAACACCAGTTCCAGCAAGTGCGATATTCAAAGTCTTTTGTGGTAATCCACCTTTTGTAATCTTGTTAAAGAAATCTAAATCAAAAGGAATACGTTCTTCTACTTTGTGATAAAACTCAAATCGTTCTTCTGCATCATCAAAGTAATCATGTCCTACTGCGTTATCAAAACAGACAGCAAGTGCATCAGTAAGAATACTTGGTATTGCATCTGGTTTACGATTCTTATCTTTACCATCAATAATAGAAATACCATCTACAATTGCGTTATAGATAGCCTTGTCTTTACAAAACTTTTCTGTCGTATCTACTAACCACTCCATATCAACATCTGTTGAATCAAGTGTTTGAATAATCTCTACGATTTTTGTATGTTGGTCTTGTGTTAAATCTTTTCTAGATTCGACTTCTATCTCTAGTGATATCTTTGTCGGTATACGTTTATACTTGTCAACAAAGTTTGTTATCTCCTCAAAAACAACTCTTTCTTCTTTTACATCAAAGTAATCAGCTTTAATAAATGGTAATACTTTTCTACAATATTCTTCATTAGTTACTAAGTTGCTCAGCGTTGTTCGTTCTATTGATTGGTTCACTCGTATTATCCTCTGCTTGTGTTATGATGATATGATATAAAATATCACCAATTAATTTAAAAAACTCATCTCCAAATTTTTCTTTTGGAATACCATTATTCTCTAATATATCATATTTGAACTGCAAATTCAAGTTATTTTTTGCATCTAATTTGCTTTCATCTGGTAATGTTACTTGTCCATATCTATAGACAACTCCATGATAATCTGTTTCAGCTGTTAGTCCTATACAAGTTTGATCTTGATAAGCTTCACTTGTCAAAAACACAAACTTTTTTGTTATTGGGTCTTGTAGTATTTGTTCTACTGTAGGAAGTTGAGATTCATCAACTTTCTTTTTTATTGGATTTCCCTCTGCGTCTAATAATGTCATTATAATGCCTTTACTGTATAATCTATTGCTATTCTTTTTTCATCACATAAAATGTTATCTGCTCTATGTGGAACTCTTGGATCAAAAACATAAAAGCAGCCAGGTTTTGCATAGTGAGTTTTACCATTCCAAGTAAATCCACCACCCCACTCCTCTTTCCAATCGGAGTTTAAAACACCAAGAATTTTTAAAACTTTCATATTTTTTGGAACATCATCCATGTGATCTGTATGTGTATTATCTTCTCTATGTTTATCTTTAATTGCTGCTCCAGCCCACATTAACTCTGGATATACCAATTTCATTAAACCTTTTTCATAAATCATAAGAAATAAGGACATGGCAATACCAGCAAGTCTTTCAACTTTAGATGGTTGTTCAGTTCCATCAATCAATGTAAGTTTAGGATGCCTCTTACTAAAGTGTGCACCTTTTGGATACTGCCAACTCCAGTTCTCCGACTCTTGCATCTGAAATCTTACATACTCCAAAAACATTGGACTAGCCACATTTTCTATGATTTTTACTTCATTCATTATTGGTTTGTACGACATTTCCATATTTAAATTCCTTTTCAGCACATTCGTTCAAAATTGTCATTACGTCTTCTGTAAAATATTTTGTAGGATTATTCATAATTGTTTTACCAAATTCTTTTGTACCATCTGGTAATTCAAATCTTGTTGATACCTTTTTAAAAACACTATATTTTTCTGCTAACTCTAATAGACCATAATATTTATCTAAACCTTTTTCATAATTTAAACGAACATCTACCATTTTATTTTCTATTGTTAATCTAGACTTATAGTTTTTACAATGTATAATATTACCGACTACTTCTGTTCCATCTTTTTCTTTCTTCTTAGATAAGAATATAATAGATGAAGCTGCATACTTTAATCCAGAACCACCACCCATTTCTTTAGTGGAGAATAATCCCATAGATTCATAAGTATGATTTGTTACAACCATAGGAACACCAGCACGACCTAGTTTCAAAGTCAATACTCTAAATGCAGCCTTAAGTACTTGTGCACGAGTCATATCTCTTGTTTCTTTTCCATCAGAAGTATCTTCTACTTCTTTTGTAGTTGACAACATACCAAGTGAATCAAGACACATCATCATAGGTCTTTTTTCAGATTTTTCTAAGTAAGAATCTAATACCTTTATTGCTTGAGTTCTAAACTCTTGAACAGTTGTAACTGGTATGATAACCATTCTTGCTGGGTCAATACCTCTATCCACAACCATCTGTTTTGTAATTGCACTTTCTGATTCAAAGTATAAACAACCAGCTTCTGGATTTGCATCTAGAAAACTTTTGACCATTCCCATAACAAAAAATGTTTTACCAGTTGCACTTTCTCCAGCAATAGCTGTAATCTTATTACTTGGTAATCCACCATAGATAGAACCAGACAAAAGTGCATTGAAGATATAAGAACCAGTATCAACAAAGTTGTCTACATCAGCTCCCTCAATACCATCTGAAACTAATGCGGCATATTCGTTACCAGTTGTTTTAATTATTTCTTTAAAAAAGTCATTCATTATATATCTCCTACTTTTCTACTTGCTGACTTCAATGCATCAAACCCGCCTGGATATCTTTCAGACAACTTCGCAATATTGATATCAAACACTTCTTCCCATGAACTATCTAGTGCCATTAAAGCTTGTGCCATATACCAACATATGTCACCGAGTTCACTCTTTAGATGTTTCTTTGTATCGTCATCTATCTCTTTACCTTGAAAGATAAGTTTCTTGACAATATCATTAAACTCTCCTACCTCTCCAGATAAACCTACAGATGCTGTAAGTAATCGTGTTGGGTTAATACCTTGTTCTTCCATTATNTCTATTGCATCTTTAAAGTCCACCATTTCTTTACTTTGTGGACTTGTAACTGTATCTACAAAATTAATGTAGTCATTTAATANACTTGGTCTTTTTCTCATAATCACTCCTATTTAATAGCTAATGCACCAACGAATGCGTGGTTTCTCCANAATGGTTGTACATCTGAAAAACCAGCTTTGGCTAAATTNAATTCAATTTCTTCCCATGTATTTGGTTTCATCATNTGTCTAAGTGTTCTTTCTTTATCCATGATATCTTCTGTGTCAAAAGACTTTCTTTTGTAATCNTAATAATTAAATGTTATCATATCTTGGACTAACGCNTTCTGACATATNGTTTTTTCTGCGAAGATAAAAGCACCACCATCATTAAGGCCTTTGTAAACATTTTTCATTACATTTAATCTATCTTTTTTTGGCATAAACTGTAAAGTAAAAATAGAAGTAACTAGTGAACAGTTTTCAAAATCATAGTTACGAATATCATCTAATATAAAATCTACTTGATGTTTTTTTAGTTCATCTGCTCTATTCTCCAAATCTTTAAAGAAGCCTTCAGCAATCTCTATACCTATATATTGTCCACCAGAACAATGGTCTTCATTGTATTCAATCATAGCTTTAGTTAACTTACCAGTAGAACAACCAATATCAACAATATTAGTATCATCTTCAACAAAGTATCTTGAAAGACTAATTACATCTTCTAGTAAATTTGAGTATCCACGAATAGACTTTTCAATATGTTCATCAAAGCCTTCTTCTCTATGTGCAAAAGTAAAATCAGCCATTCATTATCTCCTTATATGGTTTCAATACGTTATCATAAACTGCATCTGCTACAGCTTTCATCATCAAAGGTGGCACCATACGCCCCATTCTTTCTGATCTTTGTTCCCACTTACCAGTTAACTTAAAGTCATCTGGTAAAGACATAGCTCGTTGTGATTCACATA